GTGGCAACGTAGTCCTTTTTGACCTTGGCCTGCCGGTCAAGTTCAATCGCCAGCTCCTGCAAACTTCTTCCGTACTTCATTGAAATCTCCTTTTCTTTCAGAAAAATAACCGGGACAAGCCCTAAATCACATAAACTTGCGGATCAGGTCACCTACCGCAGTATCACGGAGAACACGGCCGAGCCATGCTCCAAAAACATCGAACACGCCCTTGCTATCCAACCAGATCAGCAGCGCCGCCCCAAAAGCGGTCAGCCAGAACTGGAACAGCGGGACACGAGCCGCCGCCTGATCGGGGGTGAGGTGGTACATGAACATCAGCAATTCCTGCATCTTTACTCCTCCACGCCGCAATAGATCTTCTCGGCCTGTTCAACGCTGGTGTCATCGAATGCCCAGTGCAGTTCATGCAGCACCTTTTCGATGGTCTTTTCGTCAAGCCCGGCTCTCTGCATAGCCAGCAGGCAGTATCCGGTACAGGCCGCGTTGCTCCATGCGCCATTCAGCGCAAGTGCTTCAAACAAAGAAATCTGTTCCTCGTGGGTCATGTGCGGCTCTCCTTTCTCAGGTGTTCAGCTTTCCATGCGTCCAGCTGTTCACGCCCGCCGGGCTGGCTGACGATGGAAAAGTAAAATTCCAAACATCCCTTTGCCAGCTGGTACTGGGCTTCCGGCGTGATGCTGGAAACATCAACTTTTATGTCGGACATCTTGGATTTCTTTCTCTTGTATAGCCCACTTGATTTCCGAGGGGAAATCAGTTAAACTAAAAAACGATGATGCAGCCTTTCTCAGACGTTCCTCCGGGAACGTGGACAGATAACCTTGCTCGGTATGGCGCATCGCTTCTGGCATCGCCCTGTTCCAGCAGGACGGTGCCTTTTTTCTTGTGTTCTCTAATTCACCCCCATTGTGTAGCCTTTCGTCGCATATATGCGACAATTTAGGCAAAAAATATCGCAGAGAAGTCCCTTGCGGTAAAGTTCAGCGCCCGCGCTATTGCATTGGCTTCTCCAATGGTGAAATTTTCGCCTTTTTCGGTCAGCTTCCGATAAAACGTCGATTTGCTGACCCCGATAATATTTGACAGCGCTTCGACCGAAAAGTTGTTTTCGATCATCTTTGCTCTCAATTTTCGCACATTCACTTTGTTCACCTCCTTTTTGTGTCGCATATTTGCGACATCCGTATTGTACGCCCTTTCCGTTTCAAAGTCAAGAGTTTTTTCGCATCCCATGCGAAATATTTTTTGAAAACCGGGAAATTGAATTGCAAATTTGCGAATTTTATGTATAATAGAGATTAAAAGGGAGGGCTTCAAATGACCATTGGAGATAGAATTCGTGATAGACGGCAAGAACTTGGTTTTTCAGTCGATGAGCTTGCAGCACGTTTGGGGAAAAACCGTGCTACAGTTTACCGCTATGAAAACGGCGATATTGAAAAACTTCCTGTTGCCATACTGGAGCCTCTTGCATCCGCTCTTGAGACCAATGAAGCCTACCTTATAGGGCTAGTGGATGATCCAAGACCTTTGGGAAGCTCTATTGGAATGGCTGCCGATAAGAAAAAAGCCGCCCTCCAGCAGGAGGACGGCAAAGTGGCTGAGATTATGGAGCTGTTTGTGAATCTTCCGGCCGACAAGCAGCAGGAGGCCTTGAGTTACCTGCGCTACCTGTCAGCGAGCGCAGATAAGTGAGCAACGCTTCCCGGTCGGCATCCGACAGGGCTTTTACCTGCTCAACGATTTTGGAATAATCTTCCGATTTCATGCGCTGGCATCCCCTTTCCTGTAAGATTGCTCCCGGAAGCAGCTCAAATATAACAGCTTCTTCCCTGCTTTGTCAGCGTTTCGGTAGATTTTTCCGTTTTTCAGCAAAATAAAAACGCCCACGGTGTTACCAGCACCGCAGGCGTTCCAGATCAGCTTACTCAGAGATGGTACAGGGATAAAACCTGTCCAGAGCAATAACAGACCTCGCAGATGTTATTGTACCACCTCCGGGCAGGCTTGTCAAAGTGTACCCGGAGGTATTTTTATGGGCAAAAAGCAAAAGACAAACGGCGGCGATGCGGTGATCTACGCCCGCTATTCTTCCCACAATCAAAGGGATGTTTCCATCGAACAGCAGGTTGAAGCCTGCCGAAAGCACGCCGCAGAGCTGGGACTGACCGTCACCGCCACCTATGAGGACCGCGCGATCAGCGGCAAAACGGACAAGCGCCCATCTTTCCAGCGTATGATGCGGGATGCCGAGCAGCACAAGTTCGCCTATGTGCTGGCATGGAAAAGCAACAGAATAGGCCGCAACATGATGCAGGCGCTGGTAAATGAGAGCCGCTTGGTTGATTGCGGGGTCAAGGTCTTTTATGCTGAAGAAGATTTTGACGATAACGCCGCCGGGCGCTTTGCTTTGAGATCGATGATGAACGTCAATCAGTTCTATATCGAAAACATGGCCGAGGATGTGAAGCGCGGCCTATACGATAATGCCAAAAAGGGGCTTGTCAATGGCAGTCTCCCACTTGGCTATAAGCGTGGCGCCGACGGAAAGCCCGAAATTGATGAGCCGAAAGCGGCCATTGTCCGGGAGATTTATACGAGAGTCGCCGCCGGGGAACTTTTTGCCAGCATAGCCGATGACCTCAATGCTCGTGGAATCAAAACCGCCAGAGGGCGTGAATGGAACAAAGGCAGCTTCCATGTCCTCTGCCATAACGATAGATACCGCGGAATTTACATGTACGGCGACATTCGCATCCCCGGTGGAATGCCGCGCATCATCAGTGATGAGCTTTTCTACGATGCACAGGAGGCCTACAGCATGAAAAAGGATAACCGCTATGGACGCGCCCGCCACGGGGCAGAAAACTATCTTCTGACCGGCAAGCTGTACTGTGGGCATTGCGGGGGCTATATGGTCGGGATCTCTGGCACCAGCAAGACCGGCGAAATGCATTATTACTACGCCTGTCAAAAGCACCGGCTGGAACACACCTGCGAAAAGAAAGCCACCCGCCGGGATGTGATTGAAAATGCTGTGGCGCGGGCCATTATGATGTACTGCTTGGACGATGAAACCATAGACTTCATCGTAGACAGCACCATTGCTTACTTCAAGCAAAAAGACCATGAGCTTCACATTGAAGCCATGGAAAACGAACTTGCGGCTGTTCAGCAGGCCATATCCAACTTGATGAAAGCAATCGAAGCTGGTATTATCACCCCGACCACCAGAACCCGGCTTCTTGACCTTGAGGAGCAGCAAGCAAAGCTCTCAGCCAAAATCAACACGGCTAAAGCAGAGCGGGTCGAAATTGACCGGGATGACCTCATCGCTGGGCTTCAGCTTTTCCGTACCGGGGATATAAAAAATAAAAAGTTCCTGGCAAAGCTGTTCAACACGTTCCTGATCGCGGTGTATCTTTACGATGACAACCGGCTCAAAATCGTATTCAGCTTTACCGGGAACCATAACAGCGTGGAAATCCCGCTGGAGCTGGACAATGATTGTCCAGACAGCGAGATTGTCTCAGACGAAACCGAAGTTCGTATGAGCCACTTAGAGTGCCGAAAAAATTTAGGGTCGCCGCCCTCATCGGGGGAAGCCGAAAAGGGCGATGATTGTTCAGACGGGAGATTTGTTCGTACAGCCCCACTTCCGCCGCATAAAAAATGACCTCAAGCTCAGGCTTGAGGTCATTTTTTATCTTGCGGAGAAGAGGGGTCGAACAGCACGGCCGCCCGACGGTTCGTACCATGATATGGACAAATAATCCCCTTGATGAATCAGGCCGCTGTCTCTGTTTTACGGAGACGGCGGCCTGATTCATTATTTTTGACTACTTTTTGTCCCGGGGAACCCCCGGAAAAACCCTGCTATGACCTACTTTTTCTGACTACGATCCTGACTACAAAGTACCCGGCAAAGGCAGACAGTATCGCGCAGTATCTGGCAGTATCCGATAAACGCAGATAACAAAAAATCCACGAAATATCGACTTTTCATCGACATTCCATGGATATCTTCTGGTGCGAGGGAGGGGATTTGAACCCCCTAATCTCGCCTGATTCTACGTTGATTTTTTCGAAATTACTACTCAACCACTACTTTGCTCTTTTTCTTCCAAATATTTATCGAGAAGCGCCGTGTACTTCAAATCCTCTTCCTCACGAAGCTGCTGATAGATTCTTCTCGTGGTCATAATGTCGGCGTGTCCCATCAGTTTCTGCGCCACCTTATCCGGCACACCTGCATAGAAAAGATTTGACGCATAAAGGTGCCGGAACTGGTGCGCCGTGACCAGCGCTTTCCACTTGTAATAGACTCTGTACTCGTCCGGATGTCCCTTTTTCTTCGTTCGTTTTTCCTGCTTGACGCTCAACCCCAGCGGACGGCAGTACATCGCCCACCGCCACTCATATTGTGATGAGGTCAGCGGCTTCTTCGTTCCAGACATCACATAATCGTCTGGGTCATGCCGAGCCGCCTCTTTTTCCAGCAGCGGACGCAGCCTCGCAAGGATTGGAATCGCTCTATAAGCTTTTTCCGTTTTCAGCTCTTCTTCGTATGGCTGGTTGCGTTCCCACGGCATAGCCTGTGAAGGGTATATCCTTCCCTTTTCAAAATCCACATCGCGCCACCGCAGGCCGTTGGCCTCACCGATCCGCATTCCCGTGTATTCAAATAGTGCCGCCCAGAAGCCGCAGCCTTCTGGGTGTGCCTCTATCAGCTCCTGTTGTTCTCTGGTCGGCTCCTTTCGCTCTGTTACTGGCATTTTCTTCGGAAGCGCTGCCGTCCTCACCGGGTTTCCTGTACCGTGCATATAGTTGCACCAGTAGGAAAACACGCAGCTTATCACCGACCTTGCATTCAGAGCGGTCTTTTTGGCTTTTCCTTCTGCGCTCAGATGATCCAAATAGTCACGAACTCGCTGCGCATCGATGTCCTCCATCAGCTCATCGCCAAAGAATATTTTCGTCGGGTTCAGATGCTTACGGTAAGACGCCACGGTGCCGCGCTTGACCGGTTTGCTGGGCGATGTGATATAAGCCTCATACGCCTCCGCAGCCTCCTTGTAGGTCACTGCGCTGGCGCGAGGCTTCTTTTTATGCGTTTCTTCCCAGCTCTGCAAAGTATCACGGTATTTGTTCTCTGCTTCCGTGAAGGTCGAGCCATAAAAGACCTTATACTTGCCATCCGGCATTTTTCGCTTACACTGACAGCATCCGTCCGAACGATTTCCCTTCCTTTTAACTGCCCTCATACCCTTTACGCCTCCAGAAGCCTACCCGGCGGGGCAAAAGTGTCCACTGTGGACACTTACCCTGCCAGAATCTCTGTAATGCACAGACCTGAAAACGAGATTTTGTCGTTTTTCACAATCTTGAGAAATTTCTTTCTCTGGTATTGATTTTAGCACATCGCAGTTGTAAAATCAAGCTAAAGTTTACAACAAAAGGAAGTGTTATTGTGACGGACGACGAATTTCTTGCCTGCCTGAAAGAGCACCCAGAACTGTGGGACACCATAATGCGCATCCTTTTGGAACCGTCCGAAAATCAGGATGGCTGCCCACCATCCTCCTGACCAGATTATAGCAAGACCCCCGATGCACCAGTTTACATCGGGGGTCTTGCTCTTTATTTCTGTGTTTCTTTTTTTTCAGCTTCTGCAAATTGCTCCTTCAGAAGCTCAAACATATTCAACATCGGAAGCGAGATTTTTCCGTTATTAAGGATCATCGCAGAAATGACTTCCATTTTCGCGCGTGCAATGCCATAAAGAGTTGATGATCCGTTAAACCAGAGCCTCTTCATAAAAACATCGTCCGGCACCGTTTTTTTTGCTGCAAACGCCCCCTGTACTTCCATGTGGTATTTGCAGCGAGCGTTCGAATCATCCTGCGCTTCATAGGTGCCATCCAAAATCAACTTAACATACGCTTCCTTTTCGTCTGGGGTATCGCTAGGAATAGGCTCACTGACCGATACTTCTAACTCGTGTTTCAATACGGCCCCTGTACCCATGTTTATCACATTGTTAGTAATAGAACACTCCGTAATAAAACTTTCTTTATATTGAATATCTGCATTATGCTGCGATGCATTCATGAAGCCAAGCCCCCTTCTTCATAAGTTGACCCATCTGCCACTCTCAAATCGACTTTAACCGAACCAGAAAAAGTCGCTTTCGGAAAAGCAACTTTACGCCCTGCAGGTTTGAGTTCGATTGGCTCTGTAGAAACCTTCACTTCTTCAGAAGTTAAAGGACATCGTACCGACAACCCAAGAGCATCTGCAATCTCGACCAACGTATCAATGGTATAGTTACACTCGCTGCTCTCCCAGCGAGAGACGAGGCTCTGCTTCACACCCATTTTTTCAGCAAGGTCTTTTTGAGAAAGACCTTTTTGTTTGCGTGCATTGCGGATCGTTCGGCTGATTTCAATGTGAAGAGCTGTCTGAGCCATATCTACCACAGACATATCTTTTGTCAAAGCTTCCACCAAATCCATCAATGTAGCTTTCATAATTATTTCTCCCCTAATATTTCTGCTAAGCGCTTTTGAGCCACCGGGATATGTGCATCATATTCTGTATTTTTATGTCCTTGACGCTCATAAAATGCACAAAGCAGGTATACTTTATTATTTCGATAGGCAAATAAAATTCTAATATTCGATACACCGAGCGGAAAACGCATCGAACACAAAGAACTTGACCCTCCTAAATGTTCCATCGGGTCTCCTTTTTTCCCGATGGCTTTTTCTCCATCTTCTCTTAGTTGTTGCAAATATTTTTCTAGCCTTTTCAGAAAGCGCTTTTCAACTCCACTTGATGAGAGCAGTTCCAGAAGATCCTCAATCAAGCCAGAATCCACTTCCAACATATTGGCATACTCCATCAAGAGTTTCCAAATCTCAATTTGGGCCTGCTGGTCATTCAGAAAAATCACTTCCTTGTATTTTTTACGATTATATCACTTATATGTGATACTCGCAAGATGTTTCTCAAATTTCACATATCGAAATCTCTGTCTTTTATTACACCTCATCCTCTTCATCGTCCTCCTCTTCGCTCGCATCCGGATTCTCTGCCACATGGGAGATAGACAGGCTCTGCCGATACTGTTCGGCCAGGACGGTACGCTTGAAGTCTGCCGTGGGTGCAATTTCACCGACCAGTTTCTCAAGGTCGTCCAGCGAAACGCGGAAGAACTCCTTGCGCAGGTTGACCTTGTTCACGCGCTGGTCATTCAGGATGTGGTGCAGCTTCGTTTCGAGGCTTACAGCATCGTCAGAGAAGATCATCGAATGGACATCGAACGGGAACGGCACACTGGCGCTGCCCAGCTCATTCACGCGGTCCATCGGTTCCAGACGGCGGGTCATACCGATTTTGAACACGCCCTCACCGAACGAGCCGATATTACTGATAACATAAACATTGCCAGCCTTGCCGTTTTGCAGCTCAACGATTTTATCCTTCTGCTCTGCCACTGCGGCCAGTTGCTTTTGCAGTTCCTCGATACGAGCCTTCAACAGTGCTGTCTTTTCGTCGTCCACAGAATCAGCCATCTGTTGAGACAACTGGCTGATCTGGTCGTGGAACTTGCTTTCTTCCTTTTCAATCTGCTTCTGCTGGCGTTCCAGCTCGCGGCGTTCCTCTGCTTCCTGCCGCATCTGCTCACGAATGGCACGCTGTTCTTCCTTGGCGCGCTCTTTCTGAACATAATACTCATACTCTATTTTCACGGCCTCTTGGAAATAGTAGTCCAGTTCACCGATAAATTTCTTAACTGTCGGGGCAATGCTCTGATTGCCATCTGCCGCGATGACGTAGTACTTGTTGGTAATGGTCTTAATATCATTCAGCGCATCATCCAGCTTGCCAAAGCCAACATTGTTCAGCACATTCTGAAGCTCTGCGGACAGTGCAATGACCATCAGGCGGTAAATCGTAATGTTAGCTTTGGTCGTATAGCGGTCTTTATATTTTTCAAAGGTGGCTTGGATATTTTTCTCATTTTCTTTGTAACGCTTACGTAGATCCTTCATATCAAGGCATTGAAGCGTAAGTGTTACCGTGGGACTCATCAGTCCATCGGCCTCATTCAGAAGCTTTTCAAGGTCGCCGACCTCCTGATCATCTGTGCCAAAAGCTTCATTTGCGTGTTGGATTGCTTTGATGAGTTCTTTGCAACGGCGCACCTTCTGTTCCGCATTTGCTGCACTCTTGCGGCTCTTTTCCTCTTTTTCAGAAAGCTCCACAAGATTTTTCTTTCCAGCCAGTATCCTCTCTTCAATCTGGAGATTTTGAGTCGTAAGCTCTGCATTTTTCGCCTTAGCTTTTGCCACGCCGTCCGCATAGGCGTCTGCTGAAATGCGCTCAAATAAGGCTTTCTGATCGGACAGCTTAGCTGAGATCTCTTCCATCTGAGCCTTCAGCGCGGCCTGCTCCTGCTCCATCCGTACAGTCGATACGCAGTTATCACACAAGCCGTTCGTAAGCTTCAGAAAAAAGCCTTTTCTGCCACATCGAGTACATTTAGCCATTTTGATGTTCTCCCTTACTCTTCCTCAAATCAATTTTATCTTGCTGTCGAAATGCCGTTTACTTCTTCCCACTCTCCAACACAGCCAGCGCCGCAGCCTTTGCCGCCGCCCTAGCTTCCGGAGATGCATTCTTGAACGCTTCTTCTACTTCCGGCCACTCATACCCAAGCCCGCCTTGCCCGGCGGGCTCTTTTTGTGTGTCCATCAGTTCATCGACCGTAATGCCAAAATAGTCGGCTATCTTTTTTCTATTTTTGACCTGCGGCAATGCCCCATTTTTCCAACTTGTCACAGCCGGACGCTTGAGCCCAAGCTCTTCAACTACTGTGGTTGGAGCCTTTTCAATCTTCTCGCATTCTCTAACAAAGTTATCCCAGAACAAAATTTTCACCTTCTTTTTGTTGATATTGCCAAATAACTAACTTCGGCTTACTTTCATCTTGCAAGTTAGCCAAAGTTAGATTATAATACATTTGTCCCAAGCAGCTGGTCACCTTCCCCTGCTTGGGGCGTCTCGGAATCAAACAGGCCTCCTATTGGCGGTGGAATGCTTGTAGACCCCTGCGTGATCTCCTATTTGACAAAAGTACCCTCTGCGAGGGTACACTCGGGCCTTGGCTGTGTCTGCTTGCAGCTTGGGCCGGACTCATTGCCAAGTAGAAAAAATGTAATTTGATAACCGCAATTTCATTTTACACTCTTTCTCTGTGCTTGGCAATGTTTTTGACCCCGATTTGAGAAACATTTTGCACAAGTGAGGTGAGGAAGAACGGTTACTACTCGTCGCAAACTTTTCACAGACACACTTCTCGACAATCTGCTAGACGCACAAAAAAATATGGCATCCGCCGAAAAGGTAGATGCCAAAGGGCTGATTTTGCTGAGCCGCTTTATTTTACGCATTTTGAAGCAGCTGGGTGACGAAGCCATAGAGTTGGGAGCGGAAGCAGAGGACAAGCGGGGTTAATACCCAGTAAACGATTTGAAGCACTTTGATTGCCATTTTATCTCCGGAGATTCCCAAGAACTCGCACAACTTACTTGGAAGAAAAAACAACAACTGAATCCAGTACAAGGGAGAAAGGCATTCCAACATACTCATTCGGAAATATCCTTTTGCTTGAGTAAAGCTGTTCATCATGTGGCAAACCACATCCTGCCGTTTATTCGCCATATTATCAAAAACATACACCCTTGTTGTCATGACCTTTCCGTACCCGACAGGCTCACAATACGGTACAATCGGCGTCGAAATTTTGGCTTGCTTAAATAATTTTCGAGCAGGCGCAGCATAGAGAGTGAAAACTTCTCCCCTACCTGTCAAATATGCATTGTACTTTTTCTCATAGTAAACAGCTCGGGCATAACCTGATATGCAAAAAACAGTTCTATAAGCCAAGATTGTACAAAAAGCAATTAAAAACCACTTCATATTTCAATTTCCTCCTGTGTTTTCATTATACCGCAGGAGCAAGATACACACAAGGAGACAAACCAGATGGATGATAAGAAAAAGCCTAGCCGGAAGCCCGACTGGACATTACATCAAATGCTGATTATTGTGCTTTGCCTGCAAGGTGCAGCAGCATTCTTCCAAAGCGCCGCACTCATTCTGACACTGATAAGGCTCAGCGCAACAGGGCTATAAGCGCAACGAAAAACGACGCCGCGCCAAAAACAGCGGATACAACAGCAACCACGATGGAAATAACGGTTACCCTGTGATTTTTTTGGATTTCAGCAGCTTGCTCTTTCTGATTTGCTTCCATCATTTCCAGCATTTTACGAATATCTTCCGCCGAACTCATTTGCGCATTTTCAAGCTCTTCACTGCGCTTTTGCCGTTCTCTCACCACAGCTTCTGCTTTGCGCTGCTGTTTAGCCCACTCATCCACAACTTGGTTTAAGCGGCTGGCACTATTCACCCCTGAAAATCTATCCATGATCTCACTCCTTTCTGCTCTTATTCTACCGCAGAAGGGAGCCTGCCACAAGGAGGTGAACCGTATGGAGAACGATAAAAAGCCCAGCGAACCGTCGGAAGCGGAACGCTGGGCCGAGATGGAGAATGAGATTCGGAGACTCAAGCGGAGCAGGTCAATTTTCAATGTTTGTCTGCTCCTGCAGAGTATCACTGTCCTCCACAACGTCCTGAGGATCAACCAGATCAGTGATGCACTGATCGTCATTTCCAACACACTCGGAACCCTCACTGACACCAGCCGCACTACCTTGCAGATTCTGGAAGCTTTCAAGAATTTCTTGATTTAGCCGGAAAGAGGTTTCACATGGATATTTACGACATTGCGCTGATTCTCACATCAGTATCCGTACTTCTCAATATCATAACCTGGATTATCCGCAACTATTGAAAACGTCTTTTTCTTCTGCGTCGCCTGCACAATAATTTTCCACGTTCCTGCTAACTGGAATCTCTTTTCCATCTCAGGCGGAAGATATACCGCAAAATATCCACCCAGTGCGCCGTTCCCTTCTATACGAACTGGGAGCGACTGTGATTTAATCTCCCCTATCTGGAAGGTTTTTCCGTTCTCGGTGCGAGTCATCCTGTACACCTGTTGCTCTGGAAAGAGAAATTCGTATTTTTTATCATCGACCACCATAAACATCCTCACGATTGTCAGTGGTACAGATGATTGGTTTATAAAATTCAGCCGGAACACCAATTCAGCATGTTTTTCACTTCTTGATAAGTGGCAGTAGTGGCTCACATAACCAACGCTAAACGAGCACCGTTTATCCCATATAGCCCTAAAAAAGTTGTAGAGCGACATTACAAAGCCAGCGATTGCTATTACCAATGTGATATTTTCGCGCTGACATAGCCATTTCGCCATTGTGTTCAATTCTTTAGCAATTTCCATTTTATCGTCTCCTTTCTACCCTTATTTTACCGCAGAAGGGAGCCTGCCACAAGGAGGTAAAAGCTTTGAAATCCACATCCTGGTCTCCCGAATGGAAAGCGGAGGCAGTAAAACAGAAGACCCTCCGCGGCTGGAATTACAGCCAGCTTGCCAAGGCGGCAGGGCTTGGCGTCGGGCAGGTACAGAAGTACATGACCGGCAAATACCACAACGACAATCCCAGAGAGCCGATCGAACGGGCGCTGGGGATGAGGTGACAGCTATGACGAGAAGCTCTATTTTCTCCTGCTTTATGTCATTTGTCGCAGGCGGGTGCATGGTGGCGCTGGTCATGTTCTGCGCCCGGCATCCCACCCGCGAAATGCTGTTGGGCTGGGCTGCATACCTGCTGCTGGCCTTTGCTCTTGCTTACAAGTTAGGAGGTGCGCTCATCTTATGAACGGCATAATGTTTATTTTCTCCGACCTCTTGCAGCTCACCGGCTGCGACCCGTGGCAGGCCCAGTGCATCGAGACGCTGACGCTGCTCTTTGTCTTCGCGCCCATCGGGCCTGCCTCTGGCGCTGGTGGAGTGGGACAAGTTCAAGCGGGCCGACAACGCCCGGATCCGCGCTGCAAAGCGCCGGCGGATGGAAAGGACGGCACACTGATGAGCACACCCGTAAAAGAACATCACTGCGCCCTCTGCGGCTCGGCCAACGTGGCTCGGGGCCGCAAATACTGCCCGGAATGTCTGAGCGCCGTGCGCAAGACACAGGCCGAGGAGCACAACAAGAAGCTCAAGGCTCAGTATGAGGAAAAGAAAAAGCAGGCCCTGCCGCAAGGCAATAGCCTCCACGATGTCTGTATCCGAGCAGATGCTGCAGGACGCAGCTACGGCCAGCAGGTAGAATTTGAACGCCGTCAGAAGGAGTTGTGGTTACATGGCAAAAACGACTAGAAGCGAAGCGTGGCATGAGGCCTACAAGGCCATCTTCAGCAAGACCGGCTGCCTCCGGCTCACGGTAGACCAGGTATCTGGATATATGGGCGTACCCAAGCGCGACGTCTGCAGGCGCTACCCTGACGGCTGGAACAACAACGGGGCCGGTGATGGCCGTGGCAAGCGCATCCGGCTCGATACACTGCTGGATCAGGAATTTGGAACGTACTAGGGAGGTCTACCATGAAAGAAGCCATGCGTGATAAGGTGTGCCAGCTCATTGGCAAATATCAGGCCGAGGAGGCTTTCCACCGTGAAAAAGCTGGTCCTATCCATTCCTCGAACTGGCCCGGCACAGACGCCGTCAAGGCTGCGTGCTGCCGGGACTTTCTGAAGGACCTCGAGAAACTGCTGGAGGAGAGGTAAACAGCGACACCAATGGCGGCAGGTGAGTAAACAAAAGCCGCTGCCAGCGCAGAAGCGTAAATTCGAAACTGAAAGGAATGAGGATATGGCCGCAACCAAACCCGCAAGCGGTCGGCGTGGGCCGTCCACAAGTGCAAAGAAGTTTTCTGGGGCTGTTTTGCCTCCGCCCATCACTTTTCCCGTGAACAGCCCTGCTCCCCGCCAAATCGAGCCGCAGGAATGCGTGGCCCGCTGCATCGAGGCTTCTGCCGACGGCGTGCGCGTCGTCGTGCTTCCCCGGGTGGTCGATGTCCGGCATATGCTGGACAGTGTTTATGGCGTACTGGGCTGGGGGGACACCTACTATCGCTCCGGAAGTTGGTGGAGATGCCAAATCGAGGTGCTCTCCCCTGCTACCGGCCAGTATGTCCGCAAGGACGCCGGGCCGCTGAGCCTGCCCACCTCCGACCCTGACCGGATGCAGGAGAATACCAGCTTTTTGTGCGCAGCGGCTATGCTGGGCTTTGCCGAGGACGTCATGGAGCTTGGTCCCATCGCTCTCAAGGCCGAGCAGGTGCCGGTGATGAAGAGCGAGAAGGGCAAATTCTACCCTGCCGTGAAGATCTCCGTGGACAAGTTTGCCCGGGCTGAGGATGGGCATATCAGCATGGTGCAGTTTGCCCTCTCGGACGGGAAGAAAGTCTTATGGGACGAAAAAGCATAGTCGGGCGTCTGCCTGTGGTATATGACCCGGCCCGGCGGGGCTTTGCCGTGGAAAACTCTGCGGAATTTGTGAAAACACAAATTTGCCAGAAGCTCGACGAGCTGGCCCACGGGAAGCCCCTGCGGCTGACAGTCACGTTTGAACCGGAGCGCAAGGGCCGCAGCATTAACCAGAACCGCATGATGTGGGCGTTGCTGACCATCATGGCCGACGCCTACAATGCAGGCAGGGCAGGCGGCATCCAGCCGGAGGATTGTTATATCGAGATGCTGGAGGAATACGGCCTCGAATACGACTTTCTGGAGCTTCCGGTGGCTGCTGTGCCTATCCTGCGCAATGCTTACCGGCTGGTACATATCGTAGAACTGCTGGACAACGACCGCTGCACCGTCAAGGCGTCGATGGGTTCCAGCAGCTTCTCCACAGCTCAGATGACCGCCTTTATTGACGGGATCTTTGACCGGCTGGCCGAGATGGGGGTAAATGACCCCAATGTCACGGCCTACTGGCAGGAATGGCAGGAGGTGCCGAGATGAAAACGAAACGTATGAAGAAACTGCTGATGGGCCTTGGCTTGTCTCGCAATCAGGTCAACAGTATGGTAAACACACAGCGCCGTGAAGGCTCAAAGAAAGTGAGCAATGCGCTCTACTGGATCGTTGCTCAGAAGCATATCAACGATTGTGACCCTGAGCTGCTTCCCTGTTTGAGCAGCCTCGTTTTGAAGTAATGGCCGCGTCAATTATGCAGACCCGGCAGGAGTGCTACATCTGCCGGGCAAAATACAACGTCTCCACCGTGCGCGGCCTTGAGGAACACCATGTGCTCAACGGGCCGCTGCGGCCGATGGCCGAGCGTTATGGGCTCAAAGTCTGGCTTTGCCATCGACACCACAACGAGCCGGGCTACAGCGCCCACTTTGACCACCACTGCCGCCTCTGGCTCAAAAAAGAGGCACAGGCCGCTTTTGAGGCCCGATATGGACACGAGCGCTGGATGGCTGAAACCGGAAAGGATTATTTGAAATGCTCAATGTTGTAGCTATCATGGGGCGGCTCGTAGCCGACCCTGAGCTTAAAACCACCCCGGCGGGCATCAGCGTATGCACCTTCCGCATCGCCTGTGACCGCAATTTTGTGCAGCAGGGTCAGCAGCGGCAGGCCGATTTCATTGATGTCGTTGCATGGCGGCACAATGCAGACTTTTTGTGCAAGTACTTTGCAAAGGGCAGCATGGTGGCCGTGCAGGGCCGTCTCCAGACCCGGCAGTATCAGGACCGGAACGGCAGCAACCGCACAGCCGTGGAGGTCGTGGCGGACAGCCTGAGCTTTGCAGGCTCGAACAAGAAGCCCGGCAGGCAGGCCGTGGACGACGGCGGTGAGGCACCGCCCAGCAGCAGCCCTGAGACGGCACCGGCCTACTCGCAGGGCAGCGCAGAAGACTTTGCAGTCATCGACGACAACGACGATTTGCCATTCTGAGAGGGTGAAGAATCATGACGGTCAAAAAGAAACAGAGTTATATTGTCGTGCTCGACTGGATGGTAGAGAAGTACCACCTCAAGGGCAACGAGCTGCTGGCCTACGCTCTCATCTACGGCTTCAGTCAGGACGAGGAAAGCGAGTATAAGGGCAGCTACTCCTACATCTGCAAGTGGCTCAGCATCGACCGCGCTACAGCGATCCGCATTCTGAACAGGCTGGAATCCAAGGGCCTGCTGACCAAGCGGCAGGAGCTGGTAGGCGGCAAGGCCACCAACCGGTATATCGCCGAGACCCCGGAGGTTGTTGCTCCTGTCCAGACTGACCCGGCGAGACCTGAAAATCGCCCTACTCCTTCCCCTCCTGACCCGTCGCAAAATGCGACCGGTGGCGAAATGTCACCCGTGGCAAAGTGCGACCGATACCCGTCGCAAAATGCGACTCAGACCCGTGGCAAAATGCCACCCAGTAATACTATAGGGAAACCTATAGGGGAAATCTATCTATCCGCACGAGGTGCGGACCCCGATGGATCGATGGCCTCGCACACCCGGCGGGAGGCTGTGGAAGCGGACTTCCGCCAGCGGTTGGAGATCGACACTCTGGCCCGGAATCCGCGATACGAGCCTGCCCAGCTGGAGGAGCTGCTGGACAACATCGTGGACATGTACAGCTGTGAGGCACCCATGCAGTACATCGGCCAGCAGATGCAGACTACCAAAGCCATCCGCGCCCGGCTGGACAAGCTGACCAGCCAGAGCGTCGAGTACATCATGGAGAGCCTGAGCAATACCACTCAGCCCATCAAGAATATCCGCGCCTATCTGCGCACCGTCATCCTGAACGCCCCGGGTACCATGGAAAGCTACTATCAGGTGCAGGCCAATGCGGCGGTAGCTGCAAGTTCTCATCCCCCTGCCCCGGCGGGCAGTCTGATGGCGGGTGCGGTGCGGCGCTTCGGGCAGAAGCGGAGGGACGGCGCATGAAGGCCTCTGACTCTCACGTCCAACACTATCCCGAAGATAACCCTTGCAACCGCTGCTCGTTTCTGGCCTGCCGCGACCGCCCGCTCACCTACTTCCGCCAGTGCAGTGCCTGGCGCGAGTGGTTTGCGGACCGCTGGCAGGGCTACCAGATCGCCGCAGAGAAGATAAAAACAAGCAGATAAGCAACAAGGAGGATCACAATGCGCAACATGAGCAAAATCGCCATCATCAACTTGAAGGGAGGCGTCGGCAAGTCGGTCACGGCCTGCAATCTGGCCTGCATCCTCGCCGAAAAGCATTCCCGGCGGGTGCTGGTGATGGATCTGGACAAGCAGGCCAACACCACGAAGTTTTTCCAGTGCTTCGACCCTCGGGGCAAGACCATGGCCTCCGTGCTGACGCTGGACAACAAGCTTGAAGACGTCATCTGTCATCGGGAGAAGTTCAAGGTGGATGTCGCCCCTTCCTGCATGAGCATGAACTTCGCCAACAAGCTGGTCATGCTCGAAGCCGGGCGGCCCCAGCACAACCACATCGCCAACGCATTGGCACCGCTTGCAGACGCCTACGACTACTGCATCATGGACTGCCCGCCTGACATCGACATTGCCACCATCAACGCACTGGTCTGCGCCGACTGGCTCATCATCCCGATGGACTGCGGCGAATGGGCCATGGACGGCTTGAAAGAAATTCTTGCTCAGGTGCAGGATGTCAAGGAGAACTACAACCCCGGCCTCGAGGTCATGTGTGTGCTGCCGACCATGTACCGGCGCACGCGGTACGGCGCAAAAGCAATCGACGCTTTGATGGACAGCAACCTCCCGATTTTTTACAGCGAGCGCGGCGGGGTACTGCGCATCAATGCCTGCGCAGCGGTGCAGGAGGCCGTCAGCGAGCATATGCCGCTGTGTGACTACAGCCCCAAGTGCAAGGCGACTGAGCAGTATCTGGAACTGTCCCGCAAGGTAATCTCCAAGGTGGAGGGATAAACGATGAGCACCGGTTTGATAAGCGACCTCCTGAACATTCAACCTCAGACTTCCACCCCGGCGGGGTCGATGCAGGTGAAGATGCTGCCGTGCGAGTACATCATGCGAAACCCAGATAACAAAATTTATGTCGTGGGCGACATCGACAAGCTCAAGGAAGACATCCGGCTGAACGGCGTACGCCAGCCGCTGGAAGTCATCCGGTGGGCGAACGGTTACAAGCTCATCGGCGGCGAGCGGCGTCTGACCGCCTGCGAGGAACTGGCCAAGGAGGGCGATACCCGCTTTTCTTCCCTGCCCTGCATCATCGTGGAGAGCAAGGGCGAAGTTGACGACAGGATCGCACTCATTACCGCCAACGCCACAGCCCGCGACCTGACCGACGGCGAACGGCTGGCACAGTACGAAGCCCTGAAGGATGCTCTCACCCGGAAAAAGAGAGAGGGCCACCTGGAGGGCAAGGTAAGAGACGAAGTCTGCCGGATACTTGGCCTCAGCACCGGCGCGGCCGCCCGGCTGAATGCCATTTCCGAGAACTGTGATGAAGAGACAAAGCAGTTTCTCCATGACGGCGAAATTTCTCTGATGGATGCCTACCGGAACGCCCAAAACAACATCGAGAAGCGCCGTCAGGCTGAGGAAAAAGCAAAAGCTCCGGTAACGGTTTCGGAAAAATCCAAAAATTTTCCATCTGCGCTGTCTTTGGGTGCTGCCACTGCTGCGGAAAAGCCACCTGTGGCATACCAGACAGCGCCGGAGGAGCAAAGCCGTGGGATGGCAGTGGAGAATGCTGCAAGCATACCCGAGCATCCGGCCAATGTCATCACAAAATCTCCTGCAACCTCGAATACATCTGTACTCTCGGGGCCTCGAGGGCTCAACATGCTGATAAAACTGGCGCAGAAAACGCTTGATGAAACTGCCTCATGGGCGTTGTACCTGTGTGAAGTAAAATTTAGAGTCGAGTACTATACCCAGCCTCTGCCCGGCGGGGCCACGCTCTGGATGAGGCTGGACGAGATTGCTAAAGAGAAAAAGCGAGAGCGTTATGCCGACTATGCCATCATCTTGCAGGATGACAGCTTTTTTACTGACGGCTGGGAAAACCGGCAGCGCATACTTGACGATTTGGTACGATGGTTTAGTTTAACTTGATTTTTGAGGAGGCCGCAGGATGACACCGCGAGAATTTCGACAGCTGCATGCAATCCCCTTTGACATCAAAGCCAGAACTCGCCGCATCCAGCAGCTGGAAGCGAAGCAGGCCGAGGGGCCTGAGCTTGTGGCCGATGTAGTGAAATCCTCTTGCGGTGACGGAAATGCCTGTATCCTCGGTCATGCCACTGTGCGTGGGACAGCTGATAGCGTATACGCCCGGCGGGAGAGTGAGATAAAGAAGCTCAAGGCACGCAATGCCGAGCTGGATGCCCTGTATATCGAGGGCCAGCGCATCGTAGAGACCTGCGACGACATCATGCTACGGGCAGCTATCTCTGACATCTGCATTCTGGGCAAGAAACCGCAGGAGGTAGCTGTAGAACTGATGGAGTTCGGCTGCGATCTGGATGCCGATACCATTCGGCGGAGGGTTGACCGGTGGGTCGAGCAGAATGTGACGTGATGCATAAGACGGCTGATTCCAAATCGGGGTCAGCCGCTTTTATTTTATCATGTCCGATTTGTCCGAGATTTTCTGATTTGTCCGGATTGTCCGGAAATGGTCGATTTGTCCGAAATGTCCGGATTGTCCGAGAATGGTCGATTTGTCCGGATTGTCCGAAAAAACCATGCTATTATCATACTGCGGGCATCAGCAATCCGCATTGTGAGTTTTCCATCGGCGGGAATCACAGCACAGGTTTCTTGCTACCTGTGCTCAATGGGTCATCTGCGCCGTCCGCTTCAAGCCCCAGCGGCGCATATCATAGTTTTGAGGTGTCCACAGTGGACACCTTTTTCTTCTGCCGTTCGGAAACCCCGGGCGGCTTTTTCATACCCCCGGGGTCTGCAAAAGTACCCCCTCCCTCAAAAAGACCTTCCCCCTCCGGACATGACCCGGCGGGGCAAAGGAATCCGAAGCTTCGAGGACCACCGCACAGCACGTCAGCAAAAGGAGGCTGCATCCTAATGGCAGGCAGGACACCGCGCCGCAACGAGCGGCCAGACCACGACGGCACACACCGTCTGGCCTTTGAGCGGAACAAAAAGAAGATCTATGCGACGCAGACCGTTTGCGGCATCTGCGGCAAGCCGGTGGATTTCAGCTATAAGTTCCCGCATCCGCTCTCGCCCTGCATCGACCACATCATTCCCGTCGCCAAAGGCGGACACCCCAGCGACCTTGACAATCTTCAGCTCGCGCATTTCTGCTGCAACCGGGCAAAGAGCGACAAGCTGATGGCCCGCAGCGGAAAGGCTCAGGAGCAGGCTGTCGATTCGCCGCGCGTTCTGCCCCTGTCCCGTGACTGGACGACCTACCGCAGCCGATAGGGGGGATGACCCCCTCCCCCTGCCCTCACCGGACTCCCCAGCCGTCACTGGGAATATTTTCTCACGAAAAGGAGGAATCCCCCATGAGCCAGACCCGCGGCATGGCCTATCTCCGCCGCAAGCTGGAGCTGAAGCGCAGCCGGGTGCTTACCCGCTATAAATACTATGAGATGAAGAATGCCGTGAAGGACTTCGGCATGGTCACGCCGCCCGAGTTCCGCACCTTCAGCGAGGTGCTGGGCTGGTGCGGCAAGGCTGTGGATTCGCTGGCCGATCGGCTCATTTTCCGGGAGTTCCGGCAGGACAACTTCGACCTGAACAGCATCTATCTCCAGAACAATGCCGACATCCTTTTCGACAGTGCTGTTCTTTCGGCCCTTATCTCAAGCTGTTCGTTCCTGTACATCTGCGCCGGTGAAGACGGCTTTCCCCGCATGTCGGTGCTGGACGGCGGCAATGCCACCGGCATCATCGACGATGTGACCGGTCTGCTGACCGAGGGCTACGCCGTTCTGGAGCGGAACGCCGACAACGGCACGCCCACGCTGGAGGCCTACTTCACGGCTGGCAGCACATGGTACTACCCCAAGGGCGAAAAGCCTTACCTTGTGACCAACCCCTCCCCCGCGCCGCTGCTGGTACCCATCTGCTACCGCCCGGATGCTGCCCGGCCCTTTGGCCACAGCCGCATCTCCCGGGCCTGCATGGGCCTGCAGCAGGGCGCACTGCGCACTCTCAAGCGCAGCGAGATCAGCGCCGAGTTCTACTCTTTTCCGCAAAAGTACGTTCTGGGGACCTCCGGCGACGCCGACCCGATGGACAAGTGGAAAGCCACCATTTCCTCCCTGCTGGAGATCTCCAAGGACGAGGACGGCGACCATCCGGTGGTCGGGCAGTTTACTCAGCAGAGCATGAGTCCCTATACCGAGCAGCTGCGCACCTTCGCAGCATTGTTCGCGGGAGAGACCGGCCTGACGCTGGACGATCTGGGGTTTGTCACCGACAATCCTTCCAGCGCAGAGGCCATCAAGTCCAGCCACGAGACGCTGCGTCTGGCCGCCCGCAAGGCACAGCGGACCTTCGGCAGCGGCTTTCTCAATGCCGGTTATCTCGCCGCCTGCCTGCGGGATGATTTTGCCTATCAGCGCCGCCAGCTCTATCTGACCCGACCCGTCTGGGAGCCGGTCTTTGAGCCGGACGCCGCCACCCTCTCCGGTATCGGCGATGCCGTGGGCAAGGTCAACGCTGTCATCCCCGGCTATTTCGGAAAAGAGAACCTGCGCGACCTGACCGGCGTGCAGGCCGAGGGATGAGCAGATGGACAAGCAGGATATTGCCCCCGCGCTGCTGGGGCGCATCCGGGCCGACTTTCTCCGCCTGCTGAGGAACGCTGCTCCTTCGGCGGCCACTTACCCTGCGGCTCTGGACTACGCTGACCTTGTCGGCGGCGCTCTGGCCGAGGCGTTCCGTCTCCATCTCAGCGCCGACACGCTTCCGGATGGACGGATGTACTGGAACATCGCCGACCGCGTCCTCCGCCCCCTGCTGGAGGAGGACCATGCACTGGTGGCTGACGCCGCTGCTGCCGTACAGCAGCAGCTCAACGAAGCGGCCGGTCTCCGTCTGCTGGCCCAGCGCGTCCCGGTGGATGAGGACCGCATCGACGGCATCCTGAACAAGGTCTGCGCCGCCGAGCACTACGAGGATGTGGCCTACATGCTGGATGAGCCGGTACGGACTTTCTCCCGGATGGCAGTAGACGATACCCTGAAAGCCAACGTGCAGTTTCAGGGTCGGGCCGGTCTGCATCCCCGCGTCGTGCGGCGCACCACCGGGAGCTGCTGCGAATGGTGCAGCAGGCTTGCCGGAAGCTACGACTATCCCCATGTACCTGCCGACGTCTACCGCCGCCATGAGCGCTGCCGCTGCAAGGTCGAGTATGACCCGGGCGATGGCCGCAGGCAGAATGTGTGGGATAAGAAGTGGACGGAGGATCCCGAAGCCCTTCAGGCTCGCAAAGAATTTGCGGAGTCTCCACTTGTCACTAAAGTCCGCTTTCCGAAAGAGACCTCTCTGCAGAACGTCCTCCCGGAATATCTGCGGACGGCTGCTCCGGGAGTCGGTTTCATCTCATACGATGCTGGTTACGATATGGTCCGCCATGCAGACGAAGTAAAAACAGCACAATGGCTGCACGCCCATTTGGGCGGCGACATCGTGCTGTTGAACGAAGCAAATAATTATAAAGCGATGACTCCAGACTACATCTGGAACGACAAGCTCTGGGATTTGAAAACGGTTTCTACAGAAAAGTCCGCAAACAGCGCTGTTCGGCATGGTTTGAAGCAGATCCAAGAGAATCCCGGCGGAATCATCCTGAACTATGAGCAGAATACGATTTCTCTGGAAACGCTGAAAGATGTCCTACGGAAAAGATTGACTGCCAGTGCGACGCAGGGTGTAGACATCCTCGTCATCTGCAAAGAGAAATTATTCACTGTTCAGCGATTCACTGCAAAAAAATAGAGGTGTCGAGCCCCCACCATATAGCGGAGGCGCACCTCATAGCTATTATATAGCACATTTTCGTCTTTTCGTCAATATTACATTTTCATTCTCATAAAGGAGGCCCCGCCGTCATGCCCCGAGCGTCAGAAAAGGCCGTCCCGGAAAAGCTGGGCCGCCAGACGCCCACGGCGGCGGTGGTGCTGCCCTACACCACGACCCACGGGCAGGAGGCCATCGACCTCTACAACACCACCGGGCGTACCGCCCAACAGTGGCAGCAGCTCCTGCTCTACGACATCCTCGCCGAAAACGAGGACGGCCTGTGGGTACATACCAAATTCGGCTACAGCGTCCCCCGCCGCAACGGCAAGAATGAGATCGCCGCCATGCGGGAGCTGTACGGTCTCCAGCGGGGCGAGAACATCCTGCACACAGCCCACCGCACGACCACCAGTCATGCCGCGTGGGAGCGCCTGTGCAGCCTGCTGGACAAGGCCAAGATAGAATACAGATCCATTCGTGCCTCTGGCCGGGAGAGCATCCGGTTGAAAAGCGGTGAGGGCCGCATCGAGTTCCGCACCCGTTCCTCCAAGGGCGGTCTGGGCGAGGGCTTCGACCTGCTCATCATCGACGAGGCGCAGGAGTACACCGACGATCAGGAAAGCGCCCTCAAATATGTGGTCACGGACAGCCGCGACCCGCAGACACTCTTCTGCGGCACACCGCCCACGCCGGTCTCCTCCGGCACGGTGTTCCTCAAACTGCGAAACGCAGCCCTGCAGGGCGAAACGCAGAACACCGGCTGGGCCGAGTGGAGCGTGGAGCAGCAGACCGACCCCCACGATGTGGCTGCATGGTACGAGACGAATCCCAGTCTGGGTACCATCTTTACCGAGCGCAGCATCACCGACGAGATCGGCTCCGACCCCATTGACTTCAACATCCAGCGCCTCGGCCTCTGGCTGCGGTATAACCAGAAATCGGCTATCAGCAAAGCCGAATGGGAGGAGCTGAAGGTCGCCGCCCTGCCCGAGCTGAAGGGCAGGCTTTATGCGGGCATCAAGTTCAGCCCGGACGGGGCCAGTGCAGCGCTCTCCATCGCCGTCCGTACTGCCGACAACAAAATCTTCGTGGAAGCCATCGACTGCCGCCCCACCCGGGCAGGCAGTGGGTGGCTTTTGGATTTTCTGAGCAAGGCCCAGTTCGCCGCTGTGGCGGTGGACGGTGCCAGCGGGCAGCAGCTCCTGGCCGACGCCATGAAAACCGCCCATCTCAAAGCGCCCGTCCTTCCTACCGTCAAGCAGATCATCACTGCCAACGCCGCCTTTGAGCAGGCACTGTTTGCGAAATCGCTCTGCCACGCCGGACAGCCAAGCCTTGTGCAGGTGGTTTCCAACTGCGAAAAGCGGGCCATCGGCACCAACGGCGG